AAGAACCAAAACTTAAAGAGCAACGTCAAAAGAAGGAGGTCGCGAAACGCGACACGCCATCCGCCGCCCCCCGGCCGTCAGAGGTTCCGGAGCAAGCATGGGACGACTGGATGCAGGTTCGCCGGGACAAGCGGGGCGGTGCGGTGACGGCGACCGCGATCGCCGGGATGCGGCGCGAGGCGGCGAAGGCGGGCCTTGCTCTCGGCGACGCGGTCCGGATCTGCGCCGAGCGATCGTGGATCGGATTCAACGCCGGTTTCGACTGGCGACCCAACGCACGAGCCGGGCAGGCGTCCAGCCGAACCGCCGATTTCATGGCGAGCCTTCGCCAACCATCCGAGGTAATCGACATTGAAAGCGACGACGAATGTTTTACCCGACGCCTGGGTGCGCCGAATCTTTGAGCGTTTCGGCCAGATTTACGGCGCGCAGAAAACCGCTGGCATGTGGGGATCGGTTGGCATGGACCGCGTTGTGCCCGTTTGGGCCGAGGCGCTCGGGCAGTTCGATCGAGCAACAATTGCCGCTGCGATGCGTGCGCTGCCGGATCGCGATTCTGCGTGGCCGCCTACGCTGCCGGAAATGCTGACGCTCTGCCGAGAGCAGATAACCCGGCCGGAGCACATGCGAGCTTTGCCCGTGCCCGACCGAACCGTCGCCGAGATAAACGCGGGCCGCGAGCAGATGGACCGGATTGCGTCAACCGTCACCGCGCACCCAGCCCGAGATCCGCTGCAATGGGCATACCGGATTATCGAGCGGCAAAAAGCCGGCGATCAGCAACTGGCGAACATTTCGTACCGATTCGCGCTCGAAGCGATGCGCAATACCGGACGCGAGGTGCCGAAATGACCTGCGCCCACTGCAAGCACTCCGAGGGTCGGGGGTCGACGATCTCGTCGGGCACGATTATCTGGTGCCGGCTGTACCGCACGATTCCGACGCGAGTCTGCGCCGACTGGTGCCGCGAGCCGGGGGTCGACGATGAATGACATCTGCCGCGACTGCATCCGCGCCGAGTCGGAACTGTGGCCGGTGTACACGGTGACGGCATGGTGCTGCCGGGCGCGACACATCGTCGACGCAACGACATCGCGAGTTGTCCGCCAGGAAACGCTCGACGACGTGCGCCGGGCGCTGTCCGTCCGGGAGCGCGAGCGGTATCCCGCCGACTGGGAGCGCGTCAGGGCGAGACTGGTAGCCCTCAAGGCATCGTCGGACGCACGAGACGGCACCGAGCGGGCGTCGCCATCGGTCAGCATGGCCGAGGGTAGCCACATGCCGTCTCAGAGGCCAAACAATCGGGGTCAGATCAAGTGACGAAGATTCGATTCGAGGTGCCGGGCGTGCCGGTCGCAAAGGGCCGGCCGAGGGCGAGCAGGACTGCGCTGGGTGTACGTATGCACACCCCCGCAAAAACGGTGCGATACGAATCCTTGGTCGCGCTATTCGCGTCGCGGGCGATGGCGGGCCGGCCGCCGATCGACGTCGCGATCATATTGGAAGTAGCCGCATGCTTGCCGATCCCAGCAAGCTGGTCGAAGAAAAAAACGACTCAGGCGCTGGAAATTGCCATTCTGCCAATTGGCAAACCTGATTACGACAACATCGCCAAAATCGTAGGCGATGCCTGCAACGGAATTATCTGGACGGACGACAGCCGCATTGTCCAGGCGACGATACACAAGTATTACGGCGCAATTCCGTGCTTGATCGTGACCGCATGGGTGGTTGATGGAGAAGTGGAATGAGCAGCATCGCGCATCGCCTGGAAGTGACTATTCGCGAGGACACGGCGTTTTTGTCGAATGTCCCGTGGGAAAACATCGCAGCCCGCGCCCGACTGATGGCGTTGCTGGAAAGCACCCGGCTCAATATCACGCGCGCCGAAGCGCTGCAGATGGAGGTGCTTATTGAAAAGCGCACCGGGTATCGGCGCGAGGAATCCGAATGACGCGCGGCGACAGCGTGACCTTCTGGCGATATCCGAATAAAGGTCGCCCGAAAAAAGGCGCACTGCCCGAAATACACACGGGCACGTATTATAAGTGCCGTGGGGGGACGCTTTTGCTGATCGAGGTATCTGCATCATGGATGCTGTGGGTCAAGCGCAATCGGGTCATTCATGTGGTGGCCGCAATTGGATGATCAGCGGCTGACCGACGTGCTGCATTGCTGGCGCGACTACATGCGAACGCCCGATCACCTTGCCGAACTGGGCTACCCGTCGACAGCCGCCGGCATCCGGTTTCGGCCCGGCGACGACTTCGACGGCATGATCGACTCGATGGATCACCGCGTTGCGCTCGCAGCGGATGCGGCAATCGACAGCCTGCCGATCAACGAAAGGACGGCGGTTTACGCAACGATTCTGCCCGGATCGAAGGTGTGGCGGCTCAGAGAAGCAATACCCGTCCTGCACGAAAGAGCGCGCGAAATGCTGAAGATCGCGCTACGGGCACGCGGGATTGAGTAATTGGTACGCGGATAGCGCTTGCGTGCAGGGGTGGGCTACTTACAATTCGCGCTGGGAAGGTGTCTGCCGAAAAAGCAGGAACCTTCGCACGTCTCCTCCTCCCGGCTCATTCCCGGTTACGCCTCGCGGTCTGCGGGGCGTTTTTTTTGGACTCGCGATGATCTCGAGACCCGGACCCGCGACTGACTCGGCCATGTGCCTGGACGGATCGCAGACGCTCGACGGCGCGAGCTGCTTCATAGCGCAGGACTCGCGCCTGCCGGAGCGCGCCAGATGGCTGCGCGGGCTCTACTGCGAGCCAGGCCGCCGCCGCAATGGCGAGGCGACCCGGCTCATGCGCTGGGTCATCGCGCAGGCCGACGCAATCGGTGTCGCTATCGTCCTGCATCCGTTCGCCGGTCCATACGACGGCGAGGACGGGCCGGATACCGCCGGGCTCGACGCGTGGTATCGCAAGCTCGGCTTCGAGACGCTGCAGGACGCACCCAGGCTGCTGCTCGTTAAAATGCCGGATATCAGACGCGTCGGATTATCGGGGCGTTTTCTTTTTACTGCTCGCAATGAGCGCCTAAACAATCCATCGGAACTCAGGTAGATAAAGGTTACTACAATGGCAGGCGCCCCGATCGGCAACAGGAATTCCGCAAACGGCAAAATCTGGACCAATACGCTGCGCCGTGCTCTGCTCGCCGAGGACGGCAAGCGGATGCGCCGGGTTGCCGATGCGCTTGTTTCCAAGGCAGAGGAAGGCGACGTGCCGGCTATCAAAGAGATCGGCGATCGGATCGACGGCAAGGTGCCGCAAGCGATCGGCATCGGCCAGGATCCGGATCTAGAGCCGATGATTACCGTGGTAGAGCGCCGAATCGTTCGTGGCAACGCTGCAGATTGACACTGCGGCGGTATTCGAGCCGCTGCTTGCGCCTGCGCGGTACAAGGGCGCATGGGGCGGCCGAGGGTCTGGAAAGTCGCACTTCTTCGCGGAATTGCTTATCGAAGAATGCCTGTCAGTAAAAGGCACTCGGGGGGTGTGTATCCGAGAGGTGCAGAAGTCGCTTAAGGAATCCAGCAAGCGACTGGTGACGGATAAGCTGATTGCATTCGGCGTCAGTTCCGGGCAGGGATTCAAGGTATTCAACGAAGTTATCCAGACGCCTGGTGATGGGTTAATCACGTTTATCGGCATGCAGGACCACACTGCTGATTCGATAAAGTCGCTCGAAGGTTATCGAATTGCATTGGTCGAGGAAGCGCAGTCTTTGTCGGCAGGGTCGCTTAGTTTGTTAAGGCCGACGATTCGCACTGAAGATTCCGAATTGTGGTTTCTGTGGAATCCGCGTCGCAAGTCGGACGCGGTCGACGCGCTGCTGCGCGGTGCAGAAAGGCCGACGGGCGCGGTGGTCGTACACGCGAACTGGAAGGACAACACTCGGTTCCCGCGAGTGCTGGAGCAAGAGCGTATGGACTGCATGCGGATCACGCCTGATCAGTATGCGCACATCTGGGAAGGTGGGTACGCGACGGTTTTGGAGGGCGCGTACTACGCGAGCAGTCTCGCGATTGCGAAGCAGGAAGGGCGAATTGGGCGGGTCGCTGCTGATCCGCTCATGACGCTCAAGGCATTTGTGGACATCGGCGGCACGGGTGCCAGGGCGGACTCGTTTGTCATCTGGATAGCGCAATTCATCGGCCGGGAGGTGC